CAGGTGCGTGGGTACATATTTCTGAATTTGAACCTAAACAACCACAATTAGAACCACATCCAGTAGGAGCTGATCCACAAGGATTACAACATGCAAGACCTGCAAGAGTAGAATTTGCAGTGCAAGATATTTTACCTGACAATCCATTTACAACAAATTCTAATACAACTTTAAATGTTTCTTTTCCTTCTAATCAAATAAATGAAGGAGAAACTCATGTAAGATTTCAAGCAGTTAAACAAGAAGTAGGAGGTGTAGCTATTGCAACTTTAGAATTATCGGCAACATTAAATGGTGCCATTAATGATACGGTTAATACAGTTGTTTTAAATGATGCAACTCAATTTCCAACATCAGGATATATTGTTATTGAAAAAATTAATGCTACTAGCGGTGCTTACGAAAACGAAACTATTCAATACGCAGGTAAAGCTGGAAACAATTTAACGGGATGCACACGTGGAACATCAGCCCCATACAGAGGAAAAGTATTAGCTAACACGACTGCTAAATCTCATGACAATGGAGCTAAAGTATTTGGATCTCGTTTAGCAACAGCAATTGGAACAACAGAACAAACAGGGGCTCAACCTGCTACAAGAACAGTTTATAATTCTATTACTGTTCCTTTAGTAAATGCAGCAGCTAGATCAGAAACAGGAGGCGGTTTTCAATGTACAATTGGACCCGTTAATGATAGAGGTTAATTATGGCATATAGTTATTCAGATTTAACAACAGATATTAGAAATTACACAGAGGTAGACAGCAACGTATTTACTGCTGCTATTATAAATGGATTTCTTCGTAACGCTGAACACAGAATAAATTTAGATTGTCCTATGGATTCTGATAGATTTCAAGACCAAGCTCAATTTGCTACAGATTTTAATTCAATTACTATGCCTACTGGTTTATTGTTTGTTAGAGGTATTCAAGTTTATGATTCAACAACAGCTACTACAGGAGAAGGAGTTTGGTTAGAAAGACGTGATCAAACTTTTATATCTGAGTATGTTGGAGAATTAACAGGCACTGAAGGAGGTTCAGCAGGTCAAGATACAACAGGACTTCCTAAATATTATTCTATGTACGGCGGTGCTACTACCGGAACTACTTCAGCTACTTCAGGAGCTATATATGTGGCCCCTACACCAGATAAAAATTATCAATATATTATTCATTATAATGCTATGCCAACTAGTTTAGAGACTGCTACGAGTGGTACTTATGTAAGTAATTATTTCCCACAAGGGCTACTTTATGCATGTTTAGTGGAGGCATATGGATTTTTAAAAGGTCCGACTGATATGTTGACATTATACGAACAGAAGTATAAAACTGAACTACAAAAGTTTGCAGCAATGCAAATTGGAAGAAGAAGACGAGACGATTACACGGATGGTACAATTAGAATTCCAATCGCGTCAGCGCCTCAGTAATTAGGAGATTTTTATGACAATAACATCGGCAATTTGTAACAGCTTTAAACAAGAAATTTTAGTAGAAGTTCACAATTTTACTAATGGTACAGACAATTTTAAAATAGCTTTATATTCAAGTAACTCAGCAACTTTAAGTAAATCAACAACTGCTTATGCGGCACCTTCAGATGCTACAGCAGATCCAACAAGCACCTACGAAGTAACAACTACTTCATCAGGCTATTCAGCTGGTGGAAATACTTTAACAAGTACAACTCCAGTTTTATCTGGTGACACTGCTTGTTGTAAGTTTGCAGATACAAGTTGGGGTTCATCAGCTTCTTTTACAGCAAGAGGATGTTTAATTTATAATTCTTCTGCTTCTAACAAAGCAGTTTGCGCAATTAATTTTGGTGCAGACAAAACTGTTACTAGCGGAACTTTCACAATTCAATTTCCAGCACAGACAGCAGGAAACGCAATCATTCAGATAGCATAGGGGTAAAAAATGGCTGACGTTACATTTTCAGTAACGGGTCTTTCTTCTACTTCAAATTTAGGAGGCCTGGCTTATTCAGGTGTTCCCGAAGGTTGGGGACGTTATGAATGGGGACGAGCTGACTGGGGTGATACTAATTTTGTTGAACAAGGTTGGGGTAGAGAAACTTGGGGTTATCAATCTTGGGGTGATACACCTATTGTTACACTTACCGGTCTTTCAGCTACAACATCTCTTGGAGTTCCAGACGAACTAATTGAAGTTAAACCAGGTTGGGGTACACTTAATTGGGGTCAAAATGGTTGGGGATCAGTTGAGTCAGCAGTATTTAATTTAACTGGTTTAAGTGCAACAACAACTCTTGGAACAGTTACTCCTGAAGATGTTGTTGGGTTAACAGGGCTATCTGCAGACATTCAATTAAATTCTTTATCGTTAGTTAAATCAGATCTTACATTTACACTTACAGGCTTAGGATTAGTATCTTCACATGGATTATTAACAGAAGACGATCATTCAGTAGGTTTAGCTGGTCAGTCTGCTACATCTACAGTTGGATCATTATCACCGGCAGATATAATGGGAGTTACAGGTATATCCGCTGACATAGATTTAGGAACTTTAGGATTTACTTCTAATCCTCTTATTGCAGTAACTGGTTTATCAGCTACAACAACTCTTGGTTCTGTAGAATCTTTACCAGTAACTTTAGTAGCGCCAACAGGTCAATCGTTAACATCTGCTTTAGGAACTGTAACAACTACTCAGTTATCTAATGTATTTCCAACAGGTCAAGTTGCTACTACAAGCTTAGATGACACAGGTCTTATATTAAAATATTACCATAGGTTAACTCCACACACGAGCGGAGGATATACAAGGGAAAATGCTAAAACTAGTACGGGATATACAAGATTAACTCCTAAAACTAGCACAGGATATACACGAAAAAACCCTGCATAATTATGTTTGACTTAAAATTAAATAAACAATATAAACTAATAAACTAGGAGATTTAAACAATGACATCAACATATTCACCTCTAGGTGTTGAATTAATGGTAACTGGCGAAAATGCCGGTACATGGGGAACAAAAACTAATACTAATTTAAATATTGTAGAATTAATATCTGGTGGATATCTTTCTGTTGCAGTTAATGGAACAGGAAATACAAATATAGCAGTTTCAGATGGAGCAGCGACAGATGCAAATCAAGTTGCTCATAGAGTAATAGAATTAACAGGAACCATTACAGGTAATATAACTGTATCAATTCCATTAGACGTAGAAAATTTTTATTTTGTTAAAAACTCAACGTCAGGTGGATACACAGTAGAATTTCAATATGTTTCTGGTTCAGGAACAAGTGTAACATGGGGAACAACTTCTAAAACTTGGAAAGTATTATCTGCAAAAGCAGATCATGGAACAAATCCTAATATAATTGAAGTAGAAATTGACACTGTAGCAACTCCAGCAGGTTCAACAGGACAGGTACAAATTAACAATTCTGGTGCTTTTGGTGCAGTTGCCGAAGGAACTAGTGGACATATATTAACATCAAACGGATCAGGAGCCGCTCCAACCATGCAAGCAAATGCTGGAATTGGAATAGGAAAAGCTATTGCAATGGCAATCGTTTTCGGGTAAAAAACAAAAAGGAAATAAATTATGGCAAATCCAAATATAGTAGCAGTAACAGATATTAAAGGTGAGTCGGTTGGTTGGAATTTAACAGCAACTACGACTACAACTTTAATGACTGTTTCTTCAAACAAACTAATTAAAATTAATAGAATGACTGTAGCAAACGTTGATGGATCTTCAGCGGCTGATGTTACAGTATATATTGATACAGGGGCTCAAACTTCATCTGGGGCTACTGTAGCAAGTGGAGCAGCCGATGTTTATTTAGCAAAAACAGTATCAGTGCCTGCTGACGCAACTTTAGTTTTAGTTGATACACCAATTTATTTAAGAGAAACAGATGTACTAAAAGGTGGAGCAAACGCAGCATCTGATCTAGATTTATTTATTTCATTTGAAGTAATAACAGCGTAGGAGGTTTAAGCTATGGCAAATGGCGGAATTATCGGACCTCCCTCAACAGTAACCGCGGCTCAAGCGGAAAAGAAAACAATCTTTAAATGTTCAGGAACATTTACATCGCAACCTGGAACTACTACAGCTAAAGTTTTAGTTGTTGGTGGTGGAGGTGCAGGTGGAAAAACTGGCGGCGGAAACGGCGGCGGTGGCGGTGGTGGTGGTATGTTAATAGGTTGTAAAACTATTTCAGGTGGAACAGCTTATGCTGTAACAGTAGGAGCTAAAGGAGAATATACAGGACCAGGAAATACTACAGCTGGTGGAAATTCAATTTTTGATGTTTGCGGAGCAAGTCCAGGTGGAGCAGCTACTGCAAATGGTGGTGGTCTTGGTGGTAACAACGATAGAAATCAAAGTGGTGGCGCTGGAGGATCTGGTGGTGGCGGTGGTGGAGCTGGTGATTGTGGAGCAGGTTCTGCTAATCAATCTCCTTCAGGAGGTTTAACAGGTTTTGGAAATGCTGGTGGACCAGGAAGTCCAACAGGAACAGACTCAGCAGGTGGTGGTGGCGGTGCTGGTGGAGCAGGAACTGCAGAAGTTGGACCAGCGTTTGGTGGTAATGGAGGAATTGCTAAAAGTGCATATGATGTAGTTGGAACAGAATTTGGAGAAGCAGGATTTTTTGCTGGTGGTGGAGCCGGCGGTGGAAATGAAACTGGTATGGGTGGTTATGGTGGAGCAGGTGATGGTTCTACTCCATGTGTAAATGCTGGATCATCAGGAAATATAGGTAAAGCAGGAACAGGTGGTGGAGGTTCTGCTAATTGGTATTCAGGAAGTGGAAACTGTGGTGGTAAAGGTGTTGTTATTGTAAAAGAAGCAGGACAACAAGCACAAGCTTCAGGTGTTTGGTCAATGAACGAAGTTTATTGTCAAGTAAAATCAGATAATTGGGTAAGTGCAGGACCTGCAGGTGGACCTTTAGATTTCTTTTTAGTTGGTGGCGGTGGATCTGGTGGTGATGGTGGAACTGGTGAAGCTGGTGGTGGAGGCGGAGCAGGTGGTGTTGTTAAGTCTTATGATAATTTATGTTTTACAAAAGTTGATGCAACTCCAGGAACTTATTGCGTAACAGTTGGAGCTGGTGGAGTACCAGCAGCATCAGGACCTGGTGGTGGAAACACTGTTGGTGGTTCTGGTGGAAATACAATATTTGCATATACATGCACTCACACTGCTTATGGCGGTGGAGGTGGAGCATCCGGTGGATCAGCTGCACCAAAAGCTGGAACAGGTGGTTCTGGTGGTGGAGGAAACGGACGATGTGGTCCAGGAACTCCAGGTAATAGAATAGGTCAAGCTGGTAATACACCTGCAGTAGCAGGTCCCGCTGGAGGACCTCAAGGAAATACAGGTGGTAATGGAAATAATCCTCATGGACAAGCTGGTGGTGGTGGTGGCGGTGCTGGATCAATAGGTTTTAATTCAATTAGTTCTCCACAAAACCAAGGTGGTGAAGGTGGTCATGGAGTAATATCAGGAATTAGCGGTAGTGGAAGATTTTATGCTGGCGGTGGCGGTGGTGGTGTTCAAACAACACCTCAAGTAATTAGTGGTTTAGGTGGTGTAGGTGGTGGCGGTCAAGGTCAAAAAGGTGGACCAAGATGTGCTGCAAACGCAGAAGAAAACACTGGTGGTGGCGGCGGAGGAAATGCTGTTGGGTGTGGATCAGGAGTTTGTGGTTGTGGTGGTAAAGGTGGTAAAGGAGTTGCTTTCTTTAGAAGTGGTGTAGGCTTAACTGCAGCACCAGGATGTAATACTTCTTTCTATGATGGTGAACAATGGGTTGCTAAATTTAAAACCACAGGTACTCTTACAGTTGGAAGTAGAAGTGCACCTTCTCACTCATTCGATTATTTAGTTGTTGGTGGTGGCGGTGGTGGTAATACTAACCAAGGAGCTGGTGGAGGAGCTGGTGGTTATCAAACATCTTTTCCAGGTGGTAAAAAATTATATTTAAATCCAGGATCTAACGTAGTTCAAGTTGGAGCTGGTGGAGCTGGTGGACCTTATCCAGGTTATGCTTCTAATGGTGAACCTTCTTTTGTAGGATTTATTGAATCTATTGGTGGTGGAGCTGGTGGTAGTAATCCAGGAATGTATCAAGGAAGAGGTGAAACTGGTGGATCTGGTGGTGGCGGAGGAGCACAAGGTGGTGCTAATATTACAAGATATGGTAGAGGATTAGTTGGTTTTGATCAAATTCAAGGATATCCTGGTGGATCAGGAAATACTAATTCTGGTTATCCAGGTGGTGGCGGTGGTGGAGCAAATGCTAGAGGTGGATCCGGACCAACTGGAAGTTCTGCTGGTGGAGCCGGTGGAGCTGGAAAACCAAATGCAATAAACCCTGCTCATCCAGTAAGTGAATTTGCTGGTGGTGGTGGAGGTGGAGCTGCTAGTCCTTCTCCTGCTGCTGGAGCTGGTGGAGCTGGTGGTGGTGGCGCTGGTGGAAAAGGACCTGCTGCTGGAACTGCTGGAACTGTAAATACTGGTGGTGGCGGTGGAGGATCAATGTGTGGTCCTGCTGGAGTTGCTGGTGGATCAGGAATTGTTATTTTAAGAGCACCTGGACCATTAGGTCCAAGTTATACGGCAGCCCCAGGAACTAATACAAAAGCAACATTACCAGGGCCTGCTGGAGGATGTACAGTATTAACATTTACCGTAGATGGTACGTTGACAATAAGTTAAAACTAAATTATAAATTAAGGAGGATAAAAATATGGCACACTTTGCAGAATTAAACGGATCAAATCAAGTAGTTAGAGTCGTAGTTGTAGGCAATGATATTGCAACAGCAGATGGACCTTTAGGAGAAAACGATATGCATGTTGATGGAGAAACATGGTGTCAAAACTTTTTCAAAGGTGGGACTTGGAAACAAACTTCATACAATAACACATTTAGAAAACAATATGCTGGAAAAGGTTATACTTACGATGTAGCAAAAGATAAATTTCTTGCACCTCAACCTTATACTTCATGGTCTTTAGATGAAAATGATGATTGGCAAGCACCAGTTACAAGACCAAATACTAGAGGTGATGATGCAGACAATCCAAAAATAGAAATGTGGGACGATGCAAATCAAAGATGGATTGCAGAAACTCATTACAACGAAGCAACAAAACAACATGACCAAAATTGGGTCTGGGATACGTCAACATTAGCTTGGGTATCCGCATAAGGAGAACTAAGTTATGGCCAGATCAAATGGCGGCATAATCGGAAAAAAAAACACAGCCTCTTTTGGTAAATGTAAAGTTACAACTGTAACAGCTACAGGAAATCATACTGTTGATTCTGGAACAACATTAGTTAAAGCTTTTGTAGTCGGTGGTGGTGGATCAGGAGCTGCTGATAGAGGTGGCGGTGGTGGAGCTGGTGGTGTTAGAACAATTGACAATATACCTGTATGTGCTGGAGCAGCTGTTCCAGTAGTTGTTGGTGGTGGAGGTGCAGCAGTACCAGGACCAGCCAAACCAGGTAATATAGGAAACGTTTCAAATATAGTAAGCTCATCTTATCAATCAGCAGGTGGTGGAGCTGGGATTTATGATGCATGTGCACCTAATGCTTTAAAAGATGGTGGATCAGGTGGTGGAGGTTTATCAAATAAACCAGGTGGAGCAGGTAATGTACCTGCAGTAACACCTCCTCAAGGAAATCCAGGTGGTGGATTCCCTAGTGGAAGTCCAGGATATTTATATGGTGGTGGTGGAGCTGGCGCTGCCGGTGGTGAAGATAATAGTGGACCAGGTGGAAATGGTGGAACAGGAGTTTGCGTTCCAGGATGTTTTCCTTCTCCAATTTCAGCAGTTGCTGGTGGTGGAGGATCAGGAAGTGACTCTCCAGGAGTAGCAGGTGGAACAGCAACACAAGGTGGTGGAGCTGGTGGAACAAGACCAGGTGCAGGAAGTCCAGGTACAAATAACACTGGTGGTGGTGGAGGATCAGCAGGTGGTGGACCATCTAATGATTGTTCAGGAAGTGGCGGACCTGGTGTAGTAATAGTAAGAGAATTAACAAAAGCAAGTGGTGTGTGGTCAATGCAATCACAATATGATGCAAAAAGAGCAGGCACATGGCCAGGCTTAGTACAAACATATAGTTTAGATTATTTAGTAGTAGCTGGTGGTGGAGCTGGTGGATATTTCAAAGGTGGTGGTGGTGGAGCAGGAGGTTTTAGAACTTCAGAAGGAAGTCCTTCACCTATAAATGGATGTTCTATGACTTTTACCAACGTATCAGTTGGATCAACTTATGACGTAACAGTTGGTGGTGGAGGAACATCTACTCCAACTCCAGGTCCTCAAGCTGCTGGAACTGGAAGTAATTCAGTATTTAACCCAGGTGGTTCAGAAGACACTACAATGATTACATCATCTGGTGGTGGATATGGTGGTAACCAATCTGCTCCAGGTACTCCTCCGGGATCAGGGGGATCAGGAGGATCAGGAGGTGGTGCTTCTGATACAACTTCAGGACCTCATGTAGGATCAGGAAATACTCCTCCTCAAACAAAACAACAAGGTAACCCTGGTGGTGTAGGACGAGCAAGTCCTCCGTCTGCTGGTGGTGGTGGAGGTGGTGCCGGCGGTGCTGGTAGTGGTGCTCCTGGAAATGGTGGAGCTGGTGGAGTAGGACTAGCAAATGATATTACAGGATCTCCAGTGTTTTATGCTGGTGGTGGTGGAGGTGGTGGAAATGGAACTGGTGGCGCTGGCGGAAACGGCGGCGGTGGAGCAGGAGGAAATGCTCCTAATGGTGTAGGTACAGTAGGTTCAGATAACACCGGTGGTGGAGGTGGTGGAGGTGCACCTGCAGCAAGTCCTCCCGGACCAGGATCAGGTGGTGGTAATGGTGGCCCAGGAATTATTGTTATTAGAGCACCAAGTTCTAGAACATTTACAGTAACACCTGGAGTTAATTCAACTTCAACTCACCCGGGTGGTGACAAATTAGCTACATTTACAGTAACCGGAACATTGACAGTCGAATAAGAAATGCTATATTAAGTTCATAAAGATATATGAACTTAACAAATTATTATTGGTATTTTAAATCAGCGATTCCTTCTAGAATTTGTGATGACATTATAAAGTATGGTAAATCATTACAAGATCAAATGGCAGTCACTGGTGGATATGGTGATCCAAAAAAATTAAATAAAAAACAAATTAAAGATTTAAAAAAACAAAGAGATTCTAATATAGTTTGGATGTCTGATCGTTGGATTTACAGAGAAGTACAACCTTATATTCATGAAGCAAATGCAAGTGCAGGATGGAATTTTCAATGGGATTATTCAGAAGCATGTCAGTTTACTAAATATGAAAAAGGACAATACTATGATTGGCATTGTGATGGTTGGGATCAACCTTATCAAAGACAACCAAACGATCCAGCTCATGGAAAAATTAGAAAGTTATCAGTAACAGTAACGTTATCTGATCCTAAAGAATATACAGGCGGTGAATTAGAATTTGATTTTAGAAATCAAAACCCTACTAAAAAACCAGACGTTAGAAAATGCACAGAAATACTTCCTAAAGGATCTTTAGTAGTATTTCCTGGATTTGTTTGGCATAGAGTATGTCCTGTTAAAAAAGGATCTAGACATAGTTTAGTAATTTGGAGTTTAGGATGGCCTTATCAATGAAGAATAAAAAATTAAAACAAAAAAGAAGAAAAGAAAAAATTAAAACAGTTTTTCCTTTACAATTAAACAGAGACGAATTGTTTAAATGTCCTTTGTGGTATGCAGATGAACCAAAGTTTGTAGATAAATTAAATAAAGCATCAGATGCTTATATTGAAAAATCTAAAAAAGAAATGCAAAAAAATATTGATACAAGAAATCAAACGTTTGGTGATAAAGGAGATATGGGTCACGTTTTTCACTCAACAACTTTATTAGGAGACCCTAATTTTAAAGAACTTACACAATATATAGGAGCTACATCACATAATTTATTAGGTGAAATGGGTTTTGATTTAAGTCAATACCAAGTATTTACCACAGAAATGTGGGTACAAGAATTTTGTAAAAATGGTGGGGGACACCATACATTACACACTCATTGGAACGGACATATTTCTGGTTTTTATTTTTTAAAAGCTAGTGAAAAAACATCAAGACCAATATTTGAAGACCCTAGAGCAGGTAATGTAATGAATCTTTTACCAGAAAAAGATAGGTCAAAAATAACTTATGCATCTTCACAAATTAATTATGAAGTTAAACCAGGCCGAATGATATTCTTTCCGTCCTATATGCCTCATCTATACACGGTAGATATAGGATATGAACCCTTCAGGTTTATACATTGGAATTGTCAGGCTATACCAAAAGGAGTGTTAAATGTCGTTCAAACGAAATAAATATCAAATTGTAAAAGGAATTATAAGCAGAGAATTAGCAGATTTTTGTTGTGCTTATTTTTTAAATAAAAGAAAAGTAGCAAGATTTTTATTTGATCACAAATTTATATCTCCGTTTACTGAATACTTTGGTATATGGAATGATAAGCAAGTTCCGAATACCTACTCTCATTATGGAGATATAGTAATGGAGACGTTATTACAAAGAGTTCAACCTGTCATGGAAAAAAATACTAGTTTAAAATTACTACCTACTTATTCTTATGCAAGAATTTATAAAAAAGGAGACATACTAGCTAGACACAAAGATAGATTTAGTTGTGAGATCTCTACTACATTAAATTTAGGTGGAGACCCATGGCCTATATATTTAGACCCTACAGGAAAAACAGGTCAAGCTGGTGTTAAAGTTGAATTAGATCCAGGAGACATGTTAATATATTCTGGATGTGATCTTGAACATTGGAGAGAAGAATTTACAGGTAAAGACTGTGCTCAAGTTTTTTTACACTACAATAAAAAAGGTTCCAAAACAGCAAAAGAAAATGAAAATGACACTCGACCATTTTTAGGTCTTCCTGCTTGGTTTAAACGCTTTACAATACCTAAAAAATAGAATATAAAAGAATCTTGCAGGGGGATGATCCACCACTGATTCCCTCTGCTTTAACCATTTGAATTTCCCTACGATCTGATATAAACCTAATAAACAGGATTTTTATATGTTACAAAAACTAGGTTTTTTACCCGGATTCAATAAACAAGTTACATCTACCGGCGCTGAGTCTCAATGGACAGGGGGCGAAAACGTTCGTTTTAGATATGGTACACCTGAAAAAATAGGTGGTTGGACACAGTTAGGTGAGTCTAAACTTACCGGTGTTGCTCGAGGTTTACATCATTTTGTTAATACGGCCTCTACAAAATTTTCAGTTATAGGAACTAATAGAATTTTATATGTCTATTCTGGTGGAGTATACTATGACATACATCCTTTAGTTAATCCATCAGGCACAGCAATTACAAATGCCTTTAGTACAACTAATAATGACCCGGAAGTAACTATTACCTTTCCAGGAACACACAGTTTTTCAGCAGGAGATATAATATTATTTGGTGATGCAAGCACATTTTCAGCTATTACTAATTCTAATTTTGGAGCTTCTGATTTTGCTGACAAAAAATTTATGGTAACTAGTGTACCAACTAACACTACCATTACTATTACAATGCCAAGTAATGAAACTGGAAGTGGCGCTACTACTTCTGGAGGAATTACTTATTATCAATATTATCACGTAGGACCCGCAGAACAAGTTGGAGCGTTTGGTTGGGGTATATCACTATGGGGTGGAACAGTTTTAGGTGCAGCCACAACTACATTGACTGCTCCAGGTTTAGGAGACAATGCATTTGGAACAGGGGGATCAGGAACTACAATTAATGTTGGAAGCACAACAGGGTTTCCTTCTTCTGGAACTAATCATATTACAATAGGCACTGAAGATATTTCTTATACAGGTGTTACTGCTACAAGTTTTACAGGAATTACAAGAGCTGTAAGAGGTTCAACAAGAGCTGCGCATAGTGCAGGAGTGACAGTAACCAATACGTCTAGCTGGACTGGTTGGGGATCACCAGCAGCCAACACCGATAAAGTAACAGATCCTGGTTTATGGTCATTAGATAATTTAGGAACAACTCTTATAGCACTAATACATAATGGAGAATGTTTTGAATGGGACGGCGATGCAGCTAATGCTACAGCAACAAGAGCAACTATTATTACGGGTGCACCAACAGCATCACGTGACATGCTAGTATCTACTCCCGATCGTCACTTAGTATTTTTTGGTACAGAAAAAACTATTGGAGATAAAACTACACAAGATGATATGTTTATTAGGTTTTCTTCTCAAGAAGATATAAATACTTATACACCTACGGCAACCAATAGTGCTGGTACACAAAGACTGGCCGACGGATCACGGATCATGGGAGCTAAACTAGGTAGAAATGCAATTTATATTTGGTCTGATACCGCTTTATTTACCATGCGTTTTGTTGGAACTCCGTTTACATTTGCCTATGAACAGGTTGGTACTAACTGTGGATTGATAGGTATGAATGCAGCAGTAGAAGTTGATGGTGCTGCGTACTGGATGTCAGATAATGGATTCTTTCGATTTACTGGTAAACTAGAATCAATGGATTGTTTGGTTGAAGATTATGTTTATGATGATCTTAACACTACATCTAATCAATTAGTATATGCAGGTATTAATAACTTGTTTGGTGAGGTTACTTGGTTTTATCCAACATCTACATCTAATGTTGTTAATAGAGCTGTTACATATAGTTATTTAGATTCAACAGCTAAGAGACCTATATGGTTTACTAATGCAAGTGCTTTGTTTGCAAGAAGCACATGGGAAGATTCAGCAGTATTTGGTTTACCACATGGCACTAAATATGATGCTGGTAATGATACATCATTTGATGTGACTGGTAATACAGATGGTACAACAATTTATTTTGAACATGAAACAGGAGTTAATCAATTAGAATCTGGAGCAGTGACTACAGCAATACCAGCAAATATTACTTCAGGAGATTATGACATTACACAAAAAGTTATTAGAGGAGCTGCAACTAATATGGCTGATCTTAGAGGTGATGGTGAAAACATTATGAGAGTTAGTAGAATTATACCTGATTTTATTGCACAACAAGGAAATACAATTGTACAATTAGATCTTAGAAATTATCCAAATGATACTTCAGCTAGTTCATCTTTAGGTCCTTTTACTATTACATCTGGAACAGATAAAGTAGACACAAGAGCTAGAGGAAGAGCTATTGCTTTAACAATATCTAATACAGCTGTTGATACTAGTTGGAAATTAGGAACATTTAGATTAGACATACATGCAGGAGGAAGAAGATAATGGCAAAGATAGTACAAACATTAACTAGAGCAAGTGCGGAGTATGAAGAAGACGTAGCTCAATCTTTAGTTAGAGATTTAGATGCAGTGTTAGAAAAATTAAACACTACATTTCAAGAAGAATTAAAACAGGAGATAGAAGCTAGAGCTTTCTTTATTGAATAATGGCAGTAGTAAATCAATATAAATTTTATGGTAAAGCTACAACTGCGGCTGAAACAGTTAATATGTTATCTCCAGCAGTTAATGAAACTATAATTATTAAATCATTAAGGGTAACTAATAAATCTGGTTCAAATACTCCTACTATTAGTATCTTAGACAACGGGTTTTTTGTTATTAATACACAACAATTAGCAACAAATACAAGTGTAGAAATACTAACTCTTCCTTTAATAGTGGAAGGTGGGACAATTTTAAAGTATACTACAGCAGGAACTATGAGTGATGGCGTAGATATTGCCATTAGTTATTTAAATATAGTGAAGGAAGTAACAACATAATGATAGAACTAAAACCAGAAAAGATAATAACAACAATTAAAAACAAGAAAACAGGTGAAGTTTATAAAACTGAAGAAGCTTTAAAAGCTGCCAATATACCTGAAGAGGATGTGCAAAGAGATGTAACAGTTATCATGCCACCTCTTGATTTATTTGGAAAAACACAGTAAAAGGAGATACTATGGACGAAGAAATTTCAATGAGAGAATCAATAGAAGCTGGAGCACCAGACATTAAATATAACCGAGGTGATATTAGAATGGGTGGTCGTGAACCAAGAGATCAAGGCAAAGAAATTGCGGCAGAAATATGGTCACAAATGGAACCAGAACAAAAAGTTCAGTTTCAAAGTTTTGAAGCTTTTTTTATGAGTGGTATCTGGAAAGAAATTTTAAAGCAGTTGCAACAAGATCAATCAGGAATTAGATCTCAAGCTCCTAATATGAGTATGAGTGAAAACGTTAACATGGCAGAAATGATGCCTGGTGGCGGAATCGCTGATGTTGATGTCAGAGAAAAAGTTGCAATGGCAGCCAACGGCGGTTTGATGGGTCTCTATAACAGAGGGATGTAATCATGTCCATAATGGATTTAAAGAAGAAAGCACCTAAAGGCGAGTTCTTAGCTTACATAAATAAAGAAGAAGCAGCCATGCTTAAAAAAGCAGGTGGCTCTGGTAAGTTAGTAAATGGTATCCCAAGTTTTAGACCACAAGATTATGGTCAAGAAGCTAGAGCAAAAGGAACATATGGATTTGACAAAAAAGACTTTGATGAAACTGATGAAAGTAATCCTTATTCAAAAGCAGCGCAAGATAAAAATAAAGAATTAAATGAAAGAGTGCGAAGAAATGCAGAGATTAGAGAAGACATTAGAAAAAGAGAATTAGAAAAAGATATATATGATGTAGCTCCTAAAAAAAATGTATTTGAAGATTTTGGTTCATCATGGAATTCATGGCATAATAAAAGAAATTTAGATTGGGCTAAAAAAAACAAAGCAAAAAAAGAAAAAGCTTTAAGAGATTATCTAAACGATCAATTGTCGATACAACCTCATATGGATGTTGATGAAATTATGGCAGGTCTGGAAGGATCGTATGATCCCAGCACTAATACGTTTGGTACACATCAATTTACAAGTGGAATAAATAAAGGAACTACTTTTGATCTTAGTAAATATGGTGGATCTCAGTTAGGTCCTTTTGGATTAAGCACTACAGGAGTTACAGGCCAACCTTTAGGAACTAATTATTTAGATCAAACACCAGATTTTACTTCCCACCCTTCAAATGTGCCTACTATTGCAGGAGCATTTTTAAATAAAATAAATCCAATGAACATGAATACACTTAAGTCACACTTTAACAGAACATCTCTATTAGATAATTTAATAGCTAAAGGTGATGATCTTAAACAAGCTGATATTGATGACTATTATGATAGAACAATGGGCCGTGGTGACTATAATATTTTTGGTCCTGATCAAAGTGGAGATCCTTATATTCCTCCTTTACCTTTTCAACAAGTATTACCAGAAGAAGAAGCTGAGAGACAACAAAAAGAATTTGCTTACAGGTTTGGTGATACTCAAAAAGTAGGTGCAGATGTTTTAAGAGGATATGTAGCCAATGGTGGTAGGATTACTAGAGCGGGTGGCGGCATCATGAATGCAGTGCCAAGACAAGGATTTTTTTTAGGTAAGATTGCTAAAGGAATTGGTAAAGCTGTTAGTGGTGTAGCTAAAGCAGCGGGAAAAGTTTTAAAAAGTGATCTTGGTAAGATGGCTTTGTTATATGGAGCAGGTGCAATGGCTGGTTCTTATGGTTTAAAAGGATCACTTTTTAGTAAAGGTATGTTTAATCCAATGAACATGAAAGCTGGGTTGTTTGGAGCAAGCAATGTAGCATTAAATAAATTAGGGCTTACTGAAATGGCTGCTAAAAAAGGTTTACTTGCTAAGTTAGGTTTAACTCAAGGTTATGGATCACTCCTGCCAACATGGAAAGGTGGAATTGCAGCTCTAACAGCGCTACCTTTATTAGGAATAGGAACTGAAGCTAAACAAGATACTTTAGGCGACGGCACTAGAGGACAAAGATTATTAGACTCACAAGGTAACGAAGCATTACCAGCTGACCTTAGAGCTGAAGTAAGAGCGGCTTATGAGTCAGGAGATGCTGATAAAATTGCAGCTATTAATGATTATTATAATTTTTTACCTGGTTTAAATGCTGTTAGATTACCAGACATTAAACCATATTTACCTTATCCAAACTATGCTGACGGTGGAAGAATCAAAGCTCAAGAAGGTGGGCTCATGGACATGGGTGGTATGGAAAAAGATTATAGAAATGAAGGAGGCTTTGTACCGATAGGTAGAGAAGAAAAAGCTGACGACGTACCAGCAAGACTTAGTGTAAATGAATTTGTATTTACTGCAGATGCGGTTAGAAATGCTGGCGGTGGAGATATAGATAAAGGTGCAGAAGTCATGGAAAACATGATGAAAAATTTAGAAAATGGTGGTAAAGTATCAGAGGAATCACAAGGAAACACTGGCGCTCAAGAGATGTTTAGTGTATCAGAGAGAATAGGAGAAGTAATTTAATGGCAATAACAGAAACACGTAGTTTACCACCACAATTTGTAGAAGATCTAGGTAGAGATTATGCAACGCAGTTAACAGGTTTAACTGCTTTACCATTAGATACAACAAAATTTCAACCAATGGTTGCTGGTCAAGACCAAGCAACTCAAGATGCTTATTCATTAGCTACTACTCAAGGAACAGGTATCGGATCATACGCACCATACTTAACACAAGCCGGACAATATCAAACTGGTACAGGAACGTTTGCAGGTTTACCTACTAACATGATGGGTTCACAAGATTATTTACAAGCTCAAGGAGCTTTGTCCGGACCCACAGCTTATCAACAATTTATGTCTCCGTATCAACAAGACGTAATTGATGCATCACTTTCAGAGTATGACAAACAAGCACAAACAGGTTTAGGTAACATAGGATTGATGGCTGCTAAGTCTGGAAATTTAGGTGGTGGTAGAGAAGGTGTAATGAGATCAGAATTTATGGCGGACTCTAATGCCAAACGAGCATTATTAGAATCACAATTAAGACAAGCAGGATTTGCTCAAGCACAAACTCAAGCTAATCAAGCTTTTAATCAACAAGGAGAATTATTTACAGGAGCACAAAATTTAGGAGCCGATCAACAAAGAATGGCTACACTAGTTCCAAGTTTATATGGGTCAGATATTTCAACATTGGGTCAAGCTGGGCGCGGCCAACAATTGTACGAACAATCTGTTCTTGATCAACAAAGAGAAGCAAACAGACTTGCAGCTTACGAACCATATGAAAGACTTGGTTACATGGGTGCTGGTATGGGTAACGTTATGGGTGGTGCTATGGGTCAATACACTTCACAAGTTACACCTAATCAATCGCCGTTGCAGCAGGCGTTAGGAATAGCTTCATTAGGACTAGGAGCTTACAGAGCTTTTAAATAATTATGTATAATAGAACTTTAAATAGACCGATGTTTAGACGGGGTGGTAAAGCCGGCGGTGGCATCATGACTGGTGTTCAAAGACCTGGCTATGCAAACGATGACAATTCACTTGTAGAAAAATCTGATATAAATAGAGCTAACGATTTAAATAAAGTTGGACAGGTTAAAGAACAAACTGAATTTTTTAATAAAGCTTTTCCAAAATACAACATGATGGGTTCTGATTTTTTTATGGGATTAGGTGCTAATATATTAGCAGAACCAGGAGGCCAACCTATTACTCAAGTTTTAGGAAAAGCCGCTAAAGACCCTTTAAATTTAATGATGAGACAAAACATGGCTAATACTCAAGGCGATAGAGATTTAGCTTTAGCAATGTGGAAAAATTTAGATGAAGATACTAAAACTAGAATGATGAAAGACGCACAGTATTTGGTAGACCAAGGTGTATTTCCTAACATACAAGAAGCATTAAAATCTGAAATTTATTCTAAATCAAAAAGCCCTGAAGATAGAAAAGCTACTAGAATTAGAGAACTAGAAAATACAATTTTAAGTACAGATATAACTGGAACACTAACTTCAGTAGCACAAGACATTGCAGAACATATATATAACTTACAAACCGGAGCTTACGATGGAGCTGTAGATGAAGCCGGAAATGAATTAGAATTTTCAAAAGTAAAAACTTTCTTTAAAGATGGTGATATATCAAAAATAGGTACTAAAGAAGATGGCTCACAGATATATGAGCTTTCTGAAGGTGGTAAAACTAAATGGGGACCATATGAAGGTCTAGTTGTATACGACTATAGAACAGGAAAATTATTTAAAAAACAAGGAAACAATTTCATTGAAGTAACCATTGGTGAAAAACAAATAGAGGAGTAGACATGCCTTTTGGATTTGATCCTCGTAAACTTACAGAAGAAGATAAAGACAACAAGAAAAAAGAAGTTGATGATGTTGTTTTTGAACAAGCGCAGATAGATCTTGAAGCACTTGATAAAGAAAATAGAATAAGAAAACAAAGTAATATTTCTAAAGCATTTGATAGTGCAATTCAAGTTGTAAGAGAATTTCAATTTGAAAAAAAATATGGTAGCGATGCTTATCATGATGCAAAATTAGAACAAGATCCAGATTACAGAGATCCTAGATTATACACTAAAGAAGAAAACAAAGAATACTTTCGAAATACAATGAAAGATATGAAAGGTATTCTTAAGGGTGTTAAATATGGTTCTCAGTATGAGGATATTCTTCCTCCAGTAGAGGACATGAATGAAAACCAATTAAAGTTTTATAAGAAAGGAAAATATTCTACTATTCAAGAAGAGTATGGAGACAAACCAGATATAGATCCTAAATTTAAAAACCAAGTTGTTTTTGCTAGCACAAATTCTACTGACGGAGAAAAAGTTGAATGGACAACAACAGGGGGAACCACGTCAGATCCTTTTGAAAATGAAATAGGTATTACTGAATCTATTTATGGAGCTATTATTTCAGGTACCATAAAAATACCTAAAGGATTTATTAACCTTGGAGCTATGATTATGGATGCCGCAGCTGATGATGATGTTATGACTGGAGATCCTGAACGAAGTAAAGTAGCTCAAGTTGAAAGATGGTGGGACAGCACTTTTTTTGGTAACCTAGAAAAGTATGGAGAAGAAGTAGCAAGAGAAACAGCTATTGGAAAAATTACAGAAGCTCTTGTTCAAATTTATGGTGGTTGGAAAACTGTAGGAACAACAGCTATGAATTTAACAAATAAAGCTTCTCGAATTTATAATAAAGCTAGAAATTCTGTTTCAAAAGGTAGGTATCTTAGAACTTATGGTAACAAAAATTTATATGAAGCTGCTAAAGAAACTGCAAAGTTAAATAAACTTTCACGAACTCAACAATTTGTAGGAATTGCTGTGGGTGGTGGTGTAGGTGGAGCAGTTGTATATAAAAGTGAAGACATAGGAACGTTTGGTGACATAGAAGCATTAGATTTTTTACCAACAGGTTTAGATAGAGACACAAGAGCTACGGCCAAAGATGATGCAACTAGAATGTTGTATAACAAATTAAAATTTTCTGGTGAGTTAGGTTTTCCTATTATACCTGCAGTAATAGGTACAGGACGTGTGGGAAAAAGTATACTACGATCTGGTAAAGACTGGGCGTATAGTAGTGATAGTTTAAAAAGATTTATAGATAAATATTTAGCTAAAAATTTAAGAGCACGAGGTCCTCAAACAGAAGAAGTGTTTCAAGCCGGACAAAGAATGGAAGGAAAGATGGCATCTTCAGAAGCTTTGTCAATTGATTACTTAAAAAATTTTGATGAAATTATTAAAAGAATATCTAAAAACTCTCAATCTGCATCTAATGCATCAGGGTTAAAACAAGGTATTTCAGATTTAATTGTTGATGTAATTCAAAAAGGAAAGCTAGCTGTAAAAAATGGTAAAGTTGTTCCTGGAAGTTTTAGTAGAGAATCATTAAATAAATTTTACACAGCACTTACTAAAGATTTAAAAGTATCTAGTGATGAAGCACTTAATTTAATAGATGAGTTAAGCAATGTTCACGGATCATGGGCTGAATTTTTAAATAATATTGTAAAAGGAAAAAATTTAAATGTAGCAACTAAAGAATTTGTAAATATTATGAACGAAAGAATAAGAACTACATTAAGTAATCAATATAAAATTTTTGGTGATAATGCTTTACGTCCTATCAATGAATATAAAATAGCTGATGAAATTAGAGATCAAGTAGCTAAAATTTTTCAAAGACAAGCTACCGGTTCAGGTGCTAGAATGGGTATGGAAGAAGCAAGAGAAGCTGTCAATAGTATTATTAAAAATGTAGTGTTAGATCCTAAAACAGCTAGTCCAGTTTTTAAATTTGAACTTAAGGGTCCGTTAAGAACAAAAGCCATGGAAACTAAAAACATTGCAGAAAATATTACAGGCGCAGGAAAATTTAAACCAGATAAAAAAGGTGGATTAATTCAAACTGAAAAAGATTTAACTGCATTTAAAAAATTGTTTGGTAATTATGCTAACGCTCAAAAAGTTATAGCTAACATTACTACTGATCTTGCACAATTTGCAGCAAGAGACAGATTTTATAACAAAGTTAAAGCTGATTCAGATTTATTAATAAAAAATGGAGAAAGAGCTTTAGTTTATCCAACTTATAATTCAGCAGTAAAAGGTTTTAATGCTAACGTTTCTGGAGTTAAAATTATAGAAGCACCATTAGAATTACCAGCAGGTATTGCTGATGAAGTTTACACACCACCATTAAATGGTATGTTTACCACTCAAGATATAGCTGCAGGTTTAACTTATGGAGCTAAAGGTGCATTAGATAAAAAAGTAATGCCTATATGGTATCAAGCTGCAATATTAATACCGAAAGGATTAGTGCAAGCAGGTAAAACAGTGTTCGGTCCTTTTACCCACGCTAGAAATTTTTCATCTGGTGCTGTAACAACTATTGCTACTGGAAATATATTTATAAATCCTCTTGAAATAGCTAAATCATTTAGAACAGCGGTTAGAACAATACAACCACAAGTGTTTGGTAGAAACAGACCTGGTTTAAGAGTTGCAACAGATACATCTGTGCCAGGACAATTTAGACCCGGAGCAAATACAACAGATCCTGCAAAATTAATTCCAGCTAGAGAGTTTACTAAAGAAGGTGGTCAATCTTTATATAGATTTTTACTAGACGAAGGAATGGTAAATCAAAGTGCAACTTACAAAGACCTTATGGGTTTAATTGAAGACACATCTAAGACTGGTTTTTTTGAAACTATTTCAAAAAAAATGGACAACAAATTATTAAAACCTCTTAAGAAATTTGGTAAATTTTCTCAAGATATGTATGTAGCGGAAGATGACATTTGGAAAATATTTAATTTTGCAGCTGAGTCTCACAGAATTAGAAGAGCATACGCTGCAGCTTTAAATCCTAGTAAAATTAAAAGAGTAGCTCAAGGATATTTTGGACCACAAATTAAATTAACTGATGTGCCTGGTGGTAGTTTAGATTCAGTAGAAATTTTAAAGATGGCTACTAAAAACGTTAGAGAAATGCTTCCTAACTATGCATACGTATCACCGTTTATTAAAGGTATGAGACAAGCGCCTATAGGAAACTTTGTATCTTGGCCTTCAGAAATTATAAGAGGTAGCACTAATATGACTGTTAAAGGTATAGCAGAAACTAAAGATCCCGTATTAGCTCGTATGGGTTGGGAGAGATTGTTAGGAATGACTACAGCATGGGCAACCATACCACCATTAGCAGTGTGGGGATTTCAACAAGCCTTTGGATTTACTAGAGAAAAATTAAACGCATTAAAAGAATTTGTTCCATGGTTTTCAGCAGACTCTACAATCTTACCAGTATACATTGATGGTCAATATAAATACATAGATTTTAGTAGAGGTTTTTTCTACGACACAATTACCAGCCCTATTCAAGCGGTTATTACTCAAGTAGAAAAAGATAAAGATGGACCATTAATTCCATCACTTGCTGAAGGAATGGTTAGAGCTTCATGGAGAACAGTTGAACCATTTGTTTCTGAAGCAATTTGGGTTGGAGGTATATTAGATTTATTGGCTAGAGGCGGAGAAACTAAAACAGGAACAAGAGTTTTTAACGAAAGAGATGACCTAGGTATTAAAATTAAAAAAGCTATTATGCACCAAGCTAAAATTATATCACCTGGATCAAGAGTACAGATGGAAAGATTGTACGCAGCTGTTGTAGGTAAAACAATTAAGGGACAAGATTTTGAAATACCGGATGAATTGTTAGGTTTAATTGGTGCAAGACCCGCACCTTTAGATATTATGAAAAGTATGAATATAAGTTTAAATGAATTTCTTTTAAAAAATGAAAGACTAGAACGTGGATTAATTTTTGAAGGTTTAAGAACTGGAGATCCAGTAGATCCGAATGATATTATTAAACAATTCTTTTATGCTAACAAACAAAAGTATGAAAGTTATAGTGCGCTTAGAAGAAAAGTTGATGCCGGTGGTGTGTTAGGATATCAAGCAGATATTGCAGAATTATTTGGAAGAAGAGAACAAAAATCTGATTACGCTATGATTATGGAAAATGAATTTTTGCCTTTTACAATTAAAAAATCTGCTGTTGAATCTTTTGAAAATTTAAAACAAGATCAAGCTAAAAAAGGTTTACCCTTTGTCAATCCATTAAATGATACAGTGTTAGAAAAAATTAATGAAATGGTAGAAGCCATGGCTGGAATGCAATTAAATAAAGAATTTGATTTAAATGTTGAAAATTTTTTATTAAAACCAAGAGGTACAATTGATATTATTATACCTGAAAAAGCAATAGAAGAAAACGATGGTATTAAATGGAGAAATACTTCACAAACTCCACCGTTAGAAAACATGCCAAAACCTATTATAAATACTACGGCTACGGCTAATAAAAACCCAATAACTAACTTGACACGTAACCAAGAAGCGTTACTATCACCAACAGAAAAGGTAATAGCACGGAGAACATAATGGCTAGAAAAGACGAAGCATTACAAAAAATTGAATCACATGAAAAGCTATGCAGAATAATGCAGAAGCAAACTCATGACAAAATACATTCTATTGAAACTCAAATACAGAGAATAGAAAGTATATTATTAATTACTTCTGGTGCTTTAATCAGCGGTTTAATTTATGTTATCTTTCAATTAATTACAAAATAAAAAATCATGAATCTTTCACGAAATTTTAGTTTACACGAATTAATTAAATCGGATACAGCAATTCGTAAAGGGATTGATAATAACCCTAACCCAGATCAAATAGATAAATTAAAAGTATTGTGTGAAAAAATTTTACAGCCAGTACGTGATCACTTCGGCAGGGTCAAGGTGACTAGCGGGTTCCGTAGTCCAGAGTTGTGCCAGGCCATTAATAGTTCAGTCAACAGCCAACATGCAAAAGCTGAGGCGGCGGATTTTGAAGTGGTAGGAACAGACAACGCTGAACTAGCTGATTGGATTTATAAAAACTTAGAAACAGATCAATTGATCCTCGAGTTCTACAAACCAGGCGAACCTAATTCGGGCTGGATCCACGCAAGCTACGTAGAAGAAGGTAGACGTGCACAATTTATGCACGCATATCGTGATCTCAGTGGTAAAGTTAAATACAAACCGGTAATTGGTTCAGCTAAACACTTAATCTAAAATTCTGCGCGCGCTCACACATATATCCTATTAAATCCATGACTTTAATTCTTCCCCTAAAACTTCTGATGCTATGTTTATTTTTTTTCGTAGAGCTTTTACGATTTTTTCATCCACAGTG